TTGACCAATCCTACGTTGGTTGATGCCATCAACGACCCGTACACCGTTCCTGTGGCGTTCTACGCGGCCTACAAGGCAAAGTACAAAGAGCAGAGCTACGGAGAATCTGAGATTTTCCTACAGCAGTACAACCGTCAGGTGCAGGGCGTGTTGAATTCAGTCTTCACGCGCAGGATCCCGGACCCGTATAGCAGCCCTTACTAACATGGCATCTCAGGAACAGCAAAAAAGATACACTGTCCTGAAGACGTTTGGTGGCATAAACACAAAAGCCAACCGAACGGCCATTAGGGACGATGAGTTTTCGTGGTTGGAAAACGCCATGCCGATTGGCGACTCCAACATCAAGATTGTTCCTGCTCAGAGCGCGGTTAGAGACAGCACAGGCAATGTTGTTGTCTTTGGAAACACGGTTACCTATCTAACGTCCACTAATATCAATGTTTCTGACTACATTGTAGGGTTCAAGTCAGACGGAACAGCACAGGCATTTAACCTAAACGCAAATGTCACAAGCAATGTTGCAGTTATTGCCGGTACGTTCAGCAACGCAAACGTCAGTGCAGCCCAGTGGAAGAACGAAAGACTGATCATTGCCGATCCAGATAACGGATTGTCTAGCTGGAACGGTGCTAACTTAGTTTCTATCGGGTCTGTTGGCCTGATAGCGGTATCAAATCCTGGCTCTGGCTACACATCTGCGCCAAACGTGGTGATCAGCGCACCTAACGACGCTAACGGGGTGCAAGCGGTAGCCACGGCAACGATCGTCACCGGATCTGGTGGTATCAGGTCAGTTTTTGTGACTTCTGGTGGCACTGGATACACGGCTGTACCTGATGTGACCATCGGCGCACCTAATATCACGGGTGGAACCCAGGCCACAGCAGTTGCAAGCATTAGTGCAGGTGCTGTTGTTTCTATCGGAGTTGTAGAAGCGGGGTCTGGATACACATCCGTCCCTGCTGTGACATTCTCTAGCGGTTCAGCTACTGCCAACGCAGTCATTTCGACTGGTGGCGTGAGCAGTGTATCCCTGACAAACGCAGGTAGTGGATATACGTCATCTCCCACCATAACTTTTTCGGGTGGTGGAGGGTCTGGCGCTAATGCGATAGCCCAGATCGTCACGTTCAAGACGGGCACAGTCAGCATCCTCCTTAACAATGGTGGTTCTGGCTATACGTCAGCACCAACGGTAGCTATCGGCGGATCTAACGTCACGCCTGCTACCGCTACTGCCATCGTTCTTGGTAATACGGTCTCGCAGATCGTCATGACCAACCCAGGATCTGGGTACACCAACGCAAGCGTGAGTCTTTCTGGTGGTGGTTTCACAACCGCTGCCAATGTCACGGCAGTTGTAAACACAGAACAGTTGGTTTCTACCGCTACGTTCTCAGGTAGAACATGGGTGGCCGCTGGACGCACCGTCTACTACTCAGCGGCAGACTCTTACAGTGATTTCACCAGCGTATCTGCTGGCTCAATTACTCTGTCTGACTCTACGCTGCACGGCAATATCCGTGCGCTGCTCTCAGCCAATAATTTCCTGTACATCTTTGGTGAGACAAGCATCAACGTTTTTTCTGACGTTCGCGTTGACACCAACGGTCAAACTTTATTCACAAATACCAACGTCTCTGCCAGCGTAGGGACCAAGCGTATCTACGCTATTTTCCCGTTCTTTAGGGCTGTGCTGTTTATGAACGACTATGGGGTCTATTCCCTGGTCGGTTCTACCACCAGCAAGTTGTCAGACCCTCTTGACGGGATATTTCAACTTATAGACTTCGACAAGCCTATCAGCGGTGGTCAGGTCTTACTGAACAACATACTATGCGCGGCATTCTCCTTCACTTACAACGACCCGGCAGTTGGAGCGAGAAAGGTCCAAGCCGTGTTCTTCGAGAAGAGGTGGTTTCTAACCTCCCAAGGAGCGTTGGACTACATCACTTCCGTCCCTACAGCGGGGGTCATTCGCCTCTATGGGACCGCAGGCTCAAGCCTCTTCCGTCTATATGCTAATTCCACGGCCAATGTAGCAACAATGATCCAGACTGCCTTGATGCCTATGGGTGATCCCATACGGACCAAGCAGGCACTCAAGTTTGGTATCGAAGCACAGTTGCAGGCATCGTCTACGCTCTTCATTAGCGTGGACAATGAGCAAGGAACAGGGGCGACTGGTGCTTATACAATAGACAATACGGTCACTTGGCTGAATAATTACTACCAGCCGGTAATTTGGCAGAACAACAGTTTGCAGACTGTTGGCTGGGATTCCAGTTACGGGTACGCTCTGTACAAATCAGACGCCCAGCAGTACGGCAAGTACCTTGGTTTAACCATCAACAGTAACAGTGCTGGTTATACTGTGAATACTTTCGAGTTTGAACACGAATTGAGAGCGAGGTTCTGATGACCGTCCCATTTGCTTTTGCCAATCTAAGCGGGAACATTGCTCTCTCTAAGTTAGACAGCAACTTCAACACGCCGATCACCATCGGCAATACGTCTGTCCAGCTCGGCAACACAATCACCACGATCAATAACGTCACGCTCGCAAACGTCACCATAACAAGTGGCACGAGCAATGTCACAAACGTCAATGTGACAAGCATCAACGTGACTAACCTCACGGCCACGCTTGCAAACGTCACAACACTAAACGCCACTAGTGCGTTCATCACTACTGGCAACATTGCGACCGCCAACGTAGGCAATCTTTCTCTGTTGAATGCCTTGACCGTGCCCAATGGTGGCACTGGACGAGTAAGCCTGCCAGTCAACAACGTATTACTGGGTAACGGTACTAGTCCTGTTGCATCTGTGGCCCCAGGTAATGTCGGTAACGTGCTTACTAGCACGGGGAGCGCGTGGGTCAGTACTGCTGCAACTGGTGGTGGCGGGACAGGGACGGTAACTAACGTCAGCGTGGTTTCTGCTAACGGATTCTCTGGCACGGTAGCCAACTCGACTAGCAATGCGGCAATTACATTAGCTACGACTTTCACGGGTATCGCGTGGAGCAACTCGGCAGGAAAACTTGCCAATGTCAACGTCGGATCAGGGCTCTCCTTCTCCACAACGACTGGTGAATTGATTGCTACAGGAGCTGTAGCCAACGCAGTCACTTCTGTTACTGCTACTGCTCCCGTTTTCTCTAGTGGAGGCACTACTCCCAATCTTACTTTCCTTGCCCCCGGTACGGCAGGCAACGTCTTGACTAGTACTGGTAGTGCATGGATATCTAATGCTGCGGTTGGAGGCGGAGGGACTCCTGGTGGCAATCCAGGTCAGATTCAGTTCAACAATTCTGGTGTATTCGGTGGTGATGCAAACCTCACGTTTAGTGGTAGCACGACCACTGCTGCGAACCTGATTGTTTCTAATTTAACTGCATCTCTAGCAGTATTTAGCAGTTCAACAAAACAACTGGTCAGTAACCCTATTACGGGTACTGGGTCTGTTGTGATGAATAGTAGCCCTATTGTCACTAGTCCTAGTTTGATAACCCCGGCACTCGGTAGCCCTACTTCTGGGAACATGGCCGCTACTACCAATATTCCGGTAGCAAATGCAACAGGTACGTTGGCAGTTGGAAACGGAGGGACAGGTCTTGTAACCATTCCTTCTGGAAGTTTTATTGTTGGGAATAGTACATCTTCTGTTTACGGTTCGTCTAATCTTACAACTGACGGTTCAAATGTAACAATTGGATCTGCAAATACTCTTAGATTTGCCAATCTTACGTCAACTCGATATGTTGGATTCAAATCTAATGCAATTATTGCTGCCAACGTAACGTGGACATTGCCAGTTGCAGACGGGACATCTGGACAAATATTGAGCACTGACGGGGCAGGAAATTTAAGTTGGACTAGCACGATTCCAGGTGCTCCAACATCTGTTGAATATATTGTTGTTGCTGCCGGTGCGGGTGGAGGTGGTGGGACTAGTTCTGCTGCTTTGATGGGCGGCGGCGGTGCGGGTGGCTTGCTCGCTGGTACTGCAAGTGTAACTGCTGGTTCT